ATGACCCACCAAGAGCTCTTCGACACCGTAGCGACTCACCTGTTCACACAGGGGGAGCAATCCTTATGTGAGTCCGGTAGCGTCGATGCCACGTGCGCCTATCGGGGTGACAATGGGCTCACATGCGCCGTTGGCTGCATCCTGCCCGATGATATCTACACCAACGACATGGAAGGCGAGGGGGTCCAGAGTGATCTGGTGAGTGCCGCCATCGCAGAGGCTTACGGCGCAGAGGCTGTCCCGCTCCTGACTTGCCTACAACACTGCCATGACAACCCCATTAACTGGCGCACATCCCGCATGATGAGACGACAGCTATCGAACGTGGCGCAGGCCGAGGGTCTCTGCCCGGACATCGTCTACAACCTCGAATTCGCGAATCCCTACCATGTCTGATTCACATTACGGGTCAGCCAAGATTAAAGCCCGCGCACAGGATGTCTTCCAAAGGGTCGCAAGGCATCTGTTCGACCAGGGCGAGCGGTCAACGGGCTATTTAACGTCCTCTACGGAGTCTTGCCAGTACCGCGGGTCAGAGGGTCGGCGGTGTGCCATTGGGGTTCTGATCCCCGACGATATGTACGCCATTCACCTTGAAGGTAGGTCCATACAGGAGGGTATAGTAAAGCGTGCCATCCCCAGCTTCTACCCAGTGAGAGATGATGATTTCATCGACCTCCTAGAGTGGTTGCAGCAGATACACGATCAGAAGGAAAGTTGGATTGACAGCGCCAGCATGTGGTCAGCCCTTTATGACGCGGGAAAGCATTGCGACCTCGACACCGACTTCCTAGAAACCCTTACGTTCTCATGGGACTCACCTGAATAATGGCTATCAATCAATTTGGCAGTAAGCCCATCCGCCTCACGGCCCAGGCATCCTTTGAACAGATCGCAACGCACCTGTTCGCACAGGGGGAGCGCTCTCTCAACTCCGATGACACCAGTTGCCAGTACCGCGGGGCAAAGGGGCTCAAATGCGCCATTGGCTGCCTGATACCCGACAACCAGTATGCAAAGCGCATTGAGGGCGCCAGCGTGGAGGATGTACAATTGCTGGAGATCCTTTCAGCCGCTGGCCTGCCCGCCTACGACAAGCGCTACATGGAGCTTCTGGATTCCCTTCAGCAGGTTCACGATAGGGCGGGCCACTGGGAGAACAATGCCACAATGAAGGGGCAATTGCGGAGGGTCGGATATGGTTTTGGCCTGTCCAGCGACTTCCTAGAGAACCTAATCCTCGCAACGGTCTCAAACTGAGCCGATACATCTAAATTATTATTTCCATTGACGCGCCGGCTGAAAGCTGGGATAAGGCGTCTACTTAATACACACACACAAGGACACTCAGGCTATGAACGCGACCATCCACTACGGCGAGACCTTCAACGTCATCGAGACTTCCGACGGTGGGATGATGGTGGAATACCACGGCACGGACGACAACCCCGGCTACTCCATCGAAGTCCTCCCGCCAGAAGGCCCCTTGGACTTTTCCGAGAACCTGATCCACACGCTGGAGGTCTGAGTTATGAAGCGCAAGACACATCAAGAGATCTTCAACACCGTAGCGGCTCATCTTTTGAAGCAGGGCGGCCAGGCTACGAATAAGCATGGTCGGTGTAAATATCGCACTCCCGAGGGTAGCCAGTGCGCCATTGGTTGCCTGATCCCGGCTGATAAGTACCACCGCCGCATTGAGGGTATCCCAGTGAATCATTCGGGTGTCCTTGAGGCCCTACAAGGAGTGATCGACGTCCAGTGTGTCGAAACCCTCCAACTCTTAGACAGCCTCCAAAGAATGCATGACGCCGGGTACAGCTGGAGTGGCCCATGTGACATCAGACGCGCCCTAAATAAGGTCGCATCGAGCTACAACCTTAAGAAGGTTTGAAACCATGACGATCACTCAGCGTGGCCACAGCTGGCAATCTAGTCGGTACGTCAAAGGAAAGCGCGTTCGCAAGCAGTTCCCGACTCGTGAGGCGGCTCTAGAGTACGAGGATCCGTCCGCAGCTGACGGTATGGACATGCTGAGTGCCCAGAATGCCGCCTACAAGCGGTACTGGAGAGGGAGCAAGGATATCAAACGAACGGATGATCGCGCGACTGTCATAGTCAATCATTTCGGCTCCAGGAGCCCCATTAAAGACATCAGGGCTCAGGATGTTGACGACCTGATAGACATGCTGCGGGAGAGCGGCCGGGCTGACGCCACCATAAATCGATACCTCGCGACCCTGAACAAGATGTTCAAGGTGGCTCGTAGGTACCAGCCCCAGTACACGACACCGGATATCGAGCGCCTGCGGGAGGGGCCGGGCCGGACTCGCTTCTTCAACAAAGCAGAAGTGTTGGACATCCTGAACACTGTCCGAGTCACCCTAGGAGAGACGGCCGTTGCCGATCTGATCGCTGTTGCGGTGGAAACCGGCCTACGACGCGGCGAGCTCCTAAAGCTCACTTCGGCCGATATGCTGACCGACGACAAGTGGCGCCCATCCATCCGGGTGCGGGATACGAAGAATGGCCAGACCAGGGTCGTACCGATTAAGAAGTATGGCGATGCTCACCAGATCATCCTGGCAACCTCCACACCGGGCCAGCTGATATTCCAGATAACTCCCCAGAAAATCCAGAGTGTTTGGGATGCGGCGCGTAGGATCATGGGATTCGCTGACGATGAAGAGTTTGTATTCCACACCCTCCGACATACATACTGTACCCGGCTGGCTGAACGTGGTGTTGGGCTTCAGTCCATTATGAAGCTTGCCGGACACTCTTCGCCCTTGACGACCATGCGATACGTCAAGGTGACGCACGAAATGCTGCTAGAGATAGCCGATAGCGACTGACCAGAAAGGGTTTTCCATGTCTGATATCCCACACACTCTCGATGAGAACGAAGGCCCATCCCTCTCTGAGCTGCAGGAGAAGTACGGCGCGGACCTTGTCCAACGCCAGCTCGACCTTGAGCTTGAGATGCGGTCCACTGGTATCACACGCTACAACGACCGGGTGCAGAAGGCGCGGGAGAAGGACACCCTAACCCGAACGAACGAGGGCCGCATATTGCAGGACAACTCTATTGAGCGGGTGTCCCTGGCCATTGAGGCGTTCATTGACGCAAGCCGGTCGGGTAAGGCTGGGCGTAAGGCCCTATCCGTTGCCTTCCTTGAGCGGCTCCCATCGCGGGAGATTGCCTTTCTTGCCACGCAGGCCCTGATTGATCGGCTGTACCGTCCGCGCGTCACCCTCACGGTTGTTGCCATGGCCATCGCCAAGACCCTTGAGAACGAGATCAACTTCCGGGCCTTTCGGGAGAAGAGCGAAGGCCTGTTCAAGGTGATGGTCCGCAGTCTGGAGAAGACCTCGGCCAACTACGAGCGCAAGGCCAAGCTGATGAACAAGGCGGCTAAGGAGCACTGGGTGAACGTCGAGCGCTGGTCGCCTCGGGATCGCCTGGGCGTGGGCATCAAGCTGGTAGAGATAATTCAAGAGTCAACAGGGCTGATCGAGCAGAGCAAGATTGCCACAAAGAACGGGAAGAAGAGCCTCGTGCTGTCCCCAACGCAAGCAACCATTGCGTGGCTGGACGAGTCCGTCAAATCCCGGTCTGTCATGGCACCCGTGCTCATGCCCACGATCATCCCACCGAAGGCCTGGACCTCAGCGCGAGGCGGCGGGTACTGGTCGGATGCAGTCCCACCTCTCAATCTCGTGAAGAGCCACAACAAGCAGTACCTCCGCGACCTCTCAGCTATGGACATGCGAGACGTGTATGATGCGGTCAACGCTGTGCAGGACACTGCTTGGCGGGTGAACCCAGACGTTCTGCGGGCCATGAACGATGTGTGGGAGAGCGGGATCGAAGTGGGCAACGTTCCGCGCGGCAAGGACATTCCGTACCCGGACCGCCCGCCTGGCATCCGCAAGGCAACCCCACGAGCTCAAATGGAACCCGACGAACTCGCAAGGTTCGATGGGTGGATGAAAGAGATCCGTGAAATCCGTACCTTGAACACCACGGCGATCAGTCACCGCATCTATTTCAGCAAAACCCTGGCTATCGCTGGGAAATATTCCGACTACGATGAGATCTACTTTCCGCACACCCTCGACTTCCGAGCACGCATGTACCCGGTCCCGACATTCCTACACCCGCAGGGCTCAGATGGGGCTCGTGGCTTGCTGGAATTCGCCAACGTTGTCCCTCTGCAGGATCGCGCCGGCGTCCGGGCACTGGCTGTCCAAGGCGCCAACTGCTACGGCGTTGACAAGGTGTCTCTTGACGACAGGGTTTTGTGGGCCGAACAGAACTCAGAAAAGATCGTGGCATCTGCCGCAGATCCTTTGGGCGACCTTTGGTGGAGCGAGGCTGACAGCCCCTGGCAGTTCCTAGCGTTCTGTTTCGACTGGGCTGGGTACGAGCGGGATGGCTTCGACCACCTGTCGTCGCTCTACGTCCAGCGCGATGGCTCGTGCAACGGCCTGCAACATTTCTCGGCGATGCTGCGTGATCCCATTGGCGGCCGGGCGGTCAACCTTACGCCTTCCCCTGTGCCGTCGGACGTGTATCAGGAGATTGCGGACAGGGTGATAGCACGAGCTCACAAAGACGCGGCAGATGGCGACGTGAACGCTGCGGCTTGGAAGGGTCTGATTACCCGAAAGGTTGTCAAGCGCCCGGTGATGACATTGCCCTACGGATCGAAGGCTTACGGTTTCAAGTCGCAGATACTCGATGACACCGTGGATCCAATGGGCCGTGATGGCCCCTGGGAGGACGCTGGGAAGGCCGCGCAGTATTTGGCCACCTCGATATGGGATAGTGCCGGCGAGGTCGTGGTGGCAGCACGGGCCGCGATGACGTGGCTACAAGAGGCATCCCGTATCCTGTCCGGGTGCAACCTACCGATACATTGGACCACACCCAGCGGCTTTGTCGTCAGGCAGGAGTACCTCAAGAACCAGACGCAGCAGGTGGAGTTGACTTTCCTTGGCCGGCGGATCACTCCCGCTATCAACCTCGGTAAGAAAGACCCCAAGCTCGACAAGCGCAAGCAGTCCAACGGTGTCTCACCGAATTTCGTTCACAGCATGGACAGTTCACACTTGATGCTGACGGTGATCGATTGCCACGCCAAGGGGATCCGCTCGTTCTCTATGATCCACGACAGCTATGGCACTCACGCCGGCAACACGTCGATCTTGGAGCAGTCCCTAAGAGAGACGTTCGTTCGGATGTACCTGGAGCACGACATACTGCGTGATCTGCGTGACGAGCTCACCAAGCAGCTCCCAGAGGGCGTTGAGCTTCCCCCGCTGCCGGAGTGTGGCGACTTGGACCTGACGGGAGTCCTTGATAGCGACTACTTTTTCGCCTGATGCCCATTACCCCATGTATATTGATCCAAAATTGCCCACTAGGAGATACCACACAGAATGACACTCTCTCCTAAGGGATAAGCCGCTTGACAATCCGGCGAACCGGCACTACCTTAAAGAGATCAGCCCGAACAGCCCAGCGACATGGGACGAATTCATAGGAGTGACCTCAATGCCAGTCGTGATCAGTATCGCCGAAAAAACTTCGATGCTATTCCGCACTCGTGCCAGCGTTCAGACTTACCTCCGTGAGAATGGGGGGACTTCGGTTCTCATGGTCGACGAGAATGACACCATGTATATGTCCTACAGTGACGGCAAGGGGGCCTTTGACCTCCTCCGCCTGTCGAACACGATGGGTGGGGACAGCCCCAACCTTCCGCTAAGGCTAGCACCTGAGGGATCATTTCTTGTTGTAACCGCATCTAGGTGACACCAAGTTAACGATTCCCAAGGCCCAACCTAACATCCAGGAGATACCATGTTAAACATCCGTATCAAAATGTCCGCGTCCGAAGACACCGTTGAAGTCGATGGACAGGAGTTTGACCGCAGCCAGATGACCAAATCCGAGCGCCTCATGGTGGCCCGCATGGTCACAGAGGCAGCAAGTATCTCGTGGGGTTCATTGGCGGCCTAGGCTGCTACGCCCTGTAAAATATCTAAGATTATCAAGTCATTAACATCAAAACTGGAGAGATCTCTTGAGTTCCAACGTAAAGATCCGTAACGTCGGTAGGAAAACCTTCCTGACCACCATGCGTGGCACGTTTGCCTACCCGGCATTCGTCACCCCCGACACATACAAGGACAACCGCCCGAAGTTCAAGACGGCATTCGTCCTCCCTGCGGTCACCGGCGGTAAACTGCTGGAAGCCATGCGTAAGCTCATTGACCCAGCCGTCGACGAGTGGCGCCGGGAGAACAAGCGTAAGAAGGCGTTCGACACCTACCTGCCCGGCTCTATGCAGCTGGACGAAGAAGGTGACGAGACCGGGAACATGGTGTTCAACTTCTCGACTGGTGCGTTCTGGACGAACCGCCAGGGTCAAGAGATCAAGCGCATCGTTCCCATGTTCGACGGCCGAGGCAACCGGATCGCACCGGGCGCCGTAAACCCCTGGTCGGGCACGGAAGGCAAGCTGTCCATCCAGGCTGGCCAAGTGTGGGACAACGACGCTACCAAGCAGGTTGGCTACGGCTTCTACCTGGAGAGCGTCCAGATCCTGAAGCTGGTCGAAGGTCATGGCGGAAGCGAGTCGGCTGAAGATGCTGGCTTCGATTCCGATGACGACGGAGAGGACCTGTCGGGTCGGGTCGCGGAGATCGAGGAGACAGTCGAGGATATGACGACTACAATCTCTGATGCTGCAAGCCCAAGCTCGGGCGACCTCGACGACGAAATCCCCTTCTAAGTTGTCACATAAAAAGCGACGGGCGATACCGCAGTTCGACACAACGGACGGGTATCGCTCGGGGTTTGAAAGAAGGATCGCCACGGACCTCAAGTCTCGTGGCGTTTCCTTTGATTACGAACCGTTCAAAATCCCCTGGACACACATCCAGAAGCGAACCTACATGCCGGACATCCTGTTCATGGAGAACGGCATCATCGTAGAGGCCAAGGGCTACTTTCAGTCTAAGGACAGGACGAAGCACAAGGCCCTACGTGAGCAGTATCCCGACCTGGATCTCAGGTTTCTGTTCGAGAAGGCAAAAACCAAGTTGAACAAGCTGCGCCCCACCACATATGGTGACTGGTGCACGAAGCACGGCTTCAAGTTTGCCGACGGTGACTCCATCCCACAAGCGTGGCTGGATGAGCCTGCCAAGCCTCTCGGACTTCCCCGTAGCATCCTGGAAAGGATCACAGGTGGCGTACAATAAGTCCTATCTCATTGTCCACAGCGTTGATGGAGACGATGACACGAACACCGCGGTTGTCGATCAGCGCCACAGGCAGATTGGATACCTGGGGTGTGGCCACCACTACGTCATCACAAGGGCCGGTGAGGCTCAAGCGGAGACGGAGGGATACCCCGCCCGCCCACTGTGGCAGCCCGCAGCATTCCGCATTCGGCATGCTTATTGGAACCGGGTGTCGATTTCTGTTGCAATTGTGGGTCAAGGTGATTATACAGAGGAACAGATAGCCTCTCTGGTCAACGTGATCGACCTTCACACCAACGACCCCTGGGATATCCACCCAGCCAACGTAATGGGTTACAGGGACCTACTCCTGCTAACCACCAACAAAGAACCGAAGACCACCTCCCCAGACCTAGACGTCAGGGGCCTCATGCAGAATCGTATCGCAGCTTAAACACCACAACGGAGAACGAACATCATGACTACTCACAACCAACGTTCGATCATCAACGCCAGCCACCACGGCTCGAAGGCTGTACGGGAAGTGCTGAACCACATGAAGGTCTCGCACGGCATCACAGCGGCCGAAGCAATGCTCAATCTGGGCATGTCATCGGGCTCGCTGTCCCGCCGCATCTGCGACATCGAAGAGTTCGGTGTTGGGATTGATCGCCAGCGGCATGTCAACCCTGTGACCACACGCCGGTACACCCGGTATGCCTTCCAGGATGCACGATGATGGGCACTGTAGCAATTGCTATCGCAGTGGTCTGTTCCCTTGTGGCAATCACCCTCGGGGTCGTGTCCATTATGAGAGACTTCAGTGCTCCCGGCCCTAACAAGAAAGCTCGACGCAATGTACCTTATTGAAGGAATCATTTTCTTAATCGCCGCGACGGCATTAATCGGCTTCTGCTTCACCGTGGGAATGATCGGCTTAAGCCTACTGGTTGACTTGGTAGATGAGATGCGCTGCGTCTTCTCACGATGGAAGTGGAGAATGAAACGGTGGTCGTCCTCTCGTTGATATATCTCCTAGTCGCCGTGTTCATCATGGTTGACATGGCTATAGACTCTTCACGCTAGTATACAAGGATTGATGATGGAAGAGAGCGAATTCCTACGGCATGCCCCGTGCGATGAGTGTGGGTCGAGTGACGCTAACTCGATCTACTCTGACGGCCATGGGTACTGCCATTCGTGCCAGGCCTATACTCACGGCGATGGCGCGACAGGTCCCAAGACAACCGTATCAAAGGACCTGATCCCTCGGGGGGAGTTCCTCGACATCCAAAGCCGCAGGATCACTAAGGAGACCTGCCAGAAGTTTGGATACAGCGTGACAGTCCTCAACGGTAGGAAGGTTCACGTCGCCCCCTTCTACAACCAGCGTGGTGAGCAGGTCGCTCAGCACATCCGGACGGGCGGCAAGGACTTCCCGTGGATAGGCAACCAAAAGAACCTCCAGCTTTTCGGCCAAAAATTGTGGCGGGACGGAGGGAAGATGGTTGTTGTCACAGAGGGTGAGCTCGACGCGATGAGTTTGTCCCAGGCCTACGGGAACAAGTGGCCTGTCGTGTCCATCACGGGTGCAAACTGTGGCCGCAAGGAGATCGCCCATAACCTTGAGTGGCTGTCGAAGTTCGAGACCGTCGTCCTCATGTTTGACATGGACGAGCCAGGACAGGCAGCAGCACAGGAGTGCGCACTGATCCTGGAGCCGGGCAAGGTAAAGATCGCCCACCTTCCGCGTAAAGATGCCAACGAGATGCTCATGGCCAATGAGGTCAAAGAGCTGATCGACGCGGTCTGGGGCGCCAAGGAGTTTCGACCCGATGGCATTGTGGCCGGGCAGGATCTCTGGGAGCTGGTGTCTGAGGAAGACAACTTCCACACGGCACGCTATCCCTGGGAACCCCTCAACGTTATGCTGCGGGGATTGCGCTCAGCTGAGCTGGTCACCGTGACAGGTGGATCCGGCATCGGCAAGAGTGCCATCGTCCGGGAGATTTCCTACGCCCTGATTGAGCAAGGTGAGAGCGTGGGCATGCTCATGCTAGAGGAGAGTGTCAAGCGTACCGCGCTGGGCATGATGGGTCTCGCCGCAATGAAGCCCCTCCACATTTCCAAAGATGACGTGACCGAGGAAGATCTTCGCAGATCGTTTACGGAAACCTTGGGGACAGGCCGCCTGTTCCTGTACGATCACTTTGGATCCACAGGTGTTGACAACCTACTAGCAAAGGTGCGATACCTAGCTCGGGGTTTCGGATGCAAGTGGATTGTCCTCGACCATCTGAGTATCATTGTGTCCGGCCTCGGTGACGGGGACGAACGGCGCCTGATCGACAACGCCATGACAGCCCTACGGACCCTGGTCCAAGAGCTGGACATCGGCTTGATCCTGGTGAGCCACCTGAAGCGCCCGCCGGGTGACAGGGGCCACGAAGAAGGCGCCAGGACATCACTCGGCCAACTGCGTGGGTCTCATGCAATAGCCCAGCTGTCGGACATAGTCATTGGTGCCGAGAGAAACCAGCAGGACGCGGACAACCCCAACCAGACACTGCTACGTGTGCTCAAGAACAGGTTCACGGGCGAAGTCGGGGAAGCCGGACTGCTACTGTACGACCAGGACACCGGTCGTCTAGAGAGCACTGGTGACACAGATAATAACGTGGGTGCCTTCGGAGACGAGGAGGAACCATTACCCTTTTAGGAGCGTGAGAATATGAACGTCGAATATTGGGATGAGCGCCGGAAGAGATTCAAGCAGATCCTTCAGATGACAAGGCAGCTCGAGGATATCGAGAAGAACCCACCGACCACCGAGAAGGGTCTATGCTATCTGGCGCAGCTCAAGCAGAAGCGTCGTATCCTCCAAGCCACGATGACCCCATCCATAGTCCAGAGCCAAGGAGACAAAAGTGACTGATACCCCGCCCCGTGTGATGATCTTCGACGCCGAAACGAACGGCTTCTTGGAGGGCGTTACACTGGCCCACTCCTTGGTCATCCGTGACCGATCAACCGGCCTCACCCACTCCTGCACCGAGCACGAGTACGAGAGCAGTGATCCGCAGGTAATCACTTCGGACACCGCTCAGAGCCGGGGCATCGAGTATGGCCTTCGTATGCTCATGGAAGCTGACGTGGTTGTCGGCCACAACATCCTTAAGTATGACATCCCGGTAATGACCAAGCTGTACCCCTGGTTCAGCATCGACAAGGACAAGGTATTCGACACACTGATTGCATCGCGGGTAATCTGGGCAGACATCAAGACCCCGGACCACACCCGCGCCAAGTCCGCGACTCTTAAGTTCCCCTCGAGACTCATTGGGTCTCACAGCCTGGACGCATGGGGCCACCGCCTCGGGCTCCACAAGGGATCCTACCAGGCAGACAACCCTGACCGGTTCGATGAGTGGGATGCGGAGATGCAGACCTACTGCGAGCTGGACGTCAGCGTCAGTGGGCGCCTGTACGATCGCTGCCTCAAGGAGATGAGGGAGTGGGACTGGAAGCGATGCATCAAGCTGGAGCATGACTTCGCTCACCTCCTGTGGGCTCAAGAGCTTCGAGGGTTCTCCTTTGATGTCTCGGCTGCCCAGCAACTGTACGGCACACTGGCCGGCAAGCGGGAGAGCCTGCGCCAAGGTCTAGCCGATCTGTTCGCTCCGTGGTATTCCGAGGGCAAGCTATTCACCCCAAAGAAGTCCAGCGCGAAGCTGCACTACACAGCCGGCTGCCCACTCACCAAGGTAGATCTGGAGGTCTTCGATCCCGGGTCACGTACCAAGGTGGCCAACCGGTTGACTACAGTGCGTGGCTGGGTGCCAACGGAGTTCGCTCCCAAGGGCTCCCCGAAGATCAACGACGATGTCCTGCAGGATCTCAAATATCCCGAGGCCAAGCAGCTCGCCGAGTACTACATGCTGATAAAGCTGCTCGGGTACATCGCCGAGGGCAAGAAGTCCTGGATCTCCTGTGAAAGAAACGGGCGGATCCACGGATCGGTCATCACCAACGGAGCGGTAACTGGACGCTGTACCCACAGCAACCCCAACATGGGCCAGATCCCGTCATCCAAGAATCCGTATGGCCTCAAGTGTCGCGCCCTGTTCACGGCTTCGAAGGGCATGGTCCTGGTAGGAGTCGATGCAGCCAATCTAGAGCTGCGGGTACTGGCTCACTTCCTGGCATTTTTCGGCGGAAAATCTTATGCCGATTCCATGGACTCCGGAGATAAGTCCAAGGGTACGGACCCTCACTCCCTCGCGGCTCGGATCATATCGACTATCACTCCGTGTGATCGGGAGACCGCAAAGACATTCGTCTACGCTATGATCTATGGTGCCGGTGTCCCCAATCTGGGATCGACCTTAGGCGTTGGCCCTCGTAAGGGTGCCATGGCCAAGGCGGCATTGATCGGCGGCATCCCAGGCCTCAAGGCCCTGATCGAAGCCGTAAAGAGTCAGATGAAGTCGAACGGTGGATTCATCAAGGGCCTCGACGGGCGCAAGCTGGTCGTCCGCTCTGAGCATTCCGTTCTCAACACCCTGCTACAATCGGGCGGAGCCGTCGTCGTAAAGCTGGCGACTGTCCTGATGCATAAGGAGTTCGACAAAAAAGGCTGGACTCACGGTACAGACTATGCCATGGTGGCTCACGTTCACGATGAGGTGCAGATAGAGTGCCGAAAGGAAATAGCCGATGAACTCGGACTCACAGCCACGGGTGCTATCTACACCGCGGGACAACAGCTCAACTCCCGGTGCCCCATGCGGGGCGACTACAAGCCCGGAAGGTACGGAGCCAACTGGTCCGAGACACATTAACCCCAAGGTCGCTAATGTTATTAAAGAGGCCTGGCTACGACCTTACTCAACGAAGAGCACGTTCGCTCGGGAGCAGGCGGACGAGATCGGTATGTGCGCAAGCATGGGCTGGCTCACCGTCATGCTCCCCGGGAACTCTTACGGCCGCAAGTGGCGGGTAACCCCAGCCGGACTGGCCATCACATTCGAATAATCCCCAACTTCTGAATAAAGAGAGATAGTAACAGACATGCAAAGGATCCTAGCGCAGCTCGCCTACATCATCGGTATCGGAGTAGTGGGAGTAGGTCTGGGAGTGGCAGTGCCTAAGGGCATCCAACTTTTCAAATCGCTAAGCATCTGGACTACCGAAGAATCCCATGAGGATGTAGGAACAGACTACTGCGTTCTTCCGTTCCCCGGTGAGGTTTACGTAATCAACGGCACCATCTACGCCGGTGCATACGTTGGTCCGTGCTCTTCCATCGACACTCTCTCCATTGAAACCTAAGGGAGCATAACCAAATGATCAACAACACCATCACCCGACTAATGGCCCTAGCAGCCGTCCTGGTGCTAGCGTCAGGCTGCGTTAGCGTCCAGCCCCCCGCCGATGTACCCGGGTTCGAGGATGAGCTTGTAGCCGTCTCCCTGGTCCTCACAGCGGCACAGAACATCAGCGCGGATCTGATTGACGCAGGCGCCTTCAACGAAGATCAGGTGCGCACGATCGTAGACGTATCAAACGCTGTTGAGGGCATGCTGAATCTGGCATGGGTAGCCAACAGCTCCTTCGTAGCCGGCGATGCCTCCGAGGCATCCGTAGTGGAAGCGTTGTCCTTGGCGCGAGTAGCGGCATTTGAGTTCCGTGATCTCGTTACGTCCATGCATACTTCCCACATCAACCCGCCCATTAGAGAGGTAATTTAATTATGGATTGGCAAGCAATTGCACTTCTGCTGGCGAAAGCCCTGATGACGTCCGGCCCGGATTACATCGAGTTCGTTCGTCAGACAAACCTGGCTGCGGACAACGGCGTCCCGATGGACCCGATCTACGTCCAGAGCATCGTCTCCAAGTACAAGAAGTCTCACGAGAATCTGGTTGAGGCCGCCGAGCGCTTCCTAGCATCGTGATGATGAAGTTCTTGGAACGAGTCTCAGTCCTTATCGCCGTCGTAGTGATGGTGACGGGCTGCGCCCACGTTTACCCCCCGGCTGATGTGCCGGGGTTCGAGGACAATCTTGTAGCCGTTTCCCTGAACTTCTCCGCGATGGAGGATATCAGCAATGACCTTATTAGATTCAAAGTCCTTGAACATGGCGAAGTGAACATCATCTTATTGGCAGCCAACGCTGCGGCAGCCAGCCTAGATCAGGCATGGGCAGCCAATGATGCATTCATCGCCGATGAGTCTACAGCGTTCGAGGCACTGAGCGCGGTGCATGCCGCCGAGGCCACCGTGTCCCAGTTCCGCGAGATCGTTCTGATCATACAGGCCAAGCATGTTGCGGAAAGCCTATTAAGCTGATACCGTAACCTGATTATCAAAACAGAAAGGTCCACACCATCTTATGTTGAACGTCATCTTGCACTCCGTAGATGGAGCCCCTTACCACATTCGGGCCAAGTCAGTAGATGCTGTCTGGCCCAGTATGGAGGACGGAGCTCTAACCACCGTATTGACACAAACTGGATTAGCCATCGAAGTTCGAGAGAGCATGGATGAGGTCCTGGAGATGATCGAAGAGGGTGACTACGGATACCCGGCAGGTCACGCATGAGTAAGCCCCTCGTTGCACTGATTGACGGGGATGAGCTGGTTTACCTCCACGCCTGTGCCGCCGAGACCATCTCCATCTGGGATGATGGGCTGGCGACGAAGCACGCTGACGGCGTGATGGCCATGGCTAAGGTAGATGAGCACATCCTCGACATCCAGGAGGCCGTAGGCGCCGATAGTGCCATCGTGTGCCTCAGTGATTCCAAGGGAAACTTCCGCAAGGACCTGGACTCAGGATACAAGCGGGCCAGGAAGGTGGTTGAGAAGCCACTGCTGTTCACACCCCTGCGTGAGCACATGGAGACCGTCCACTCGGGCGTTATCCGCAGCGGCCTCGAAGCCGACGATGTCATGGGAATCCTCGCAACCCGCGAGAACCCCAGTACCCGCACGATCATCGTGTCCCAGGATAAGGACATGAAGACCATCCCCGGTCTCTACTGGAACGGACGCGATAAGCAGCCCGACGGTGAGGGTCCAATGATCTACGACATCTCTGTAGCTCAAGCGGACTTCTTCCACATGACGCAGGCTCTTGCCGGTGACCCCACGGACGGCTACAGTGGCTGCCCGGGCATCGGGATCCCAACGGCCCGCACGGCCCTGAGCGAGCTCATCGGTATCGAGATGTACGAGAGCGAGTTCAAGTCCGGCCCACGCAAGGGGAAGACCGAGACACGAAAACGCAAGGCCCCACTTGACACTCTGTGGGACGTCGTTGTATCTTACTACAAGGCAGCGGGACTAGAAGAGTCCGACGCTCTGTTGCAAGCCAGACTCGCTCGCATCCTACGTGCCCCTGACTATGATTTTAACCTGAAGGAACCGATCCTATGGACACCACCAACCACGGTGTAGATCCGAAGGCCGCGTTCGGTAGTGCCAAGCCCGGTACACGAGCCATCCCCATGACTGCGATGTACCTGCTAGGTCAGGTCATGCAGCAGGGATCAGAGAAGTACGGCCTGATGAACTGGCGGAATACCAGGGTTCTGGCTTCGACGTACAAGGAAGCCATTAGCCGCCACATCGACACGTGGTGGGATGGCGAGGACATTACCCGCGACACCAAGGTGAAGAACCTAGCGGCCGTAATGGCCAGCTGCGCCATCCTCCTGGACGCGGAGATCCAAGGGACACTGGACGATGACCGTCCGCCTCCGGGGAAGCTCGGGGAGCTCATTGAAGCATTAACCGTTGACATCCACCAAGAGACTCCATATGTAGATGCCAAGAGTGAGACGGACCACTCAATCATCAACAGCATCCACGGATGCCACTGCGAGGACTAAGGCGATGGCTACAGCAATGATTCTAATGGGCCTGGTATGCCTGGTCCATGCTGGCCAGAAGAACCCAACACGAAAGTCTTACCGATGATCACCAACCGTAAAAATTACCCCATGTATAAGAATGGCCACTAGAAAGAAGCCCCCAGAATTCACCGCCGATCTGATTGATTGGCTGGATGAGCTCTTCCCGAACAAGTGCCCTGACGTGGGCATGTCGGATAGAGAGGTCTGGATCATGGCCGGAGCGGCCCAAGTCGTATCTAAACTGAGGTACCAACACGACATCCTGACGAAAAGAGTTTATGGAAATGTGTCTACCTAAAATCCCAGACATCCCCGAGCCCATTAAGCAAGTTTACACTCCCCCCGAGCCGTCAGCAGAGCAGCTGAAGTTACCCCGGCAGAGGGAGAATGCGCAAGCTGCCAAACGGCGAGGAACCAGTTCACTGCGTCTACCGCGCACTTCCGCCGGTGGGTCAGCTACTACTGGATTGAACACCCCAGGTTAACCCCTTTGAGATGATCCCCCCGGTGTGCATACAAGCCCCGGGGGGCCTCTATCCAGAAAGAAGAAGTCCATTGGCGAACACTTCAGAGTCTAGCATCATTGCTAATAGTCCAAACACAGATGCTCAGAATGAGGGCACAATCGCTAAGCGGTATGCCCAGCTGTGGTTCCCTCGGGAAACCTTCCTAGATAGGGCACGAGCGTCCTCTCTGTTGACCATCCCCAGCATCTTCCCACCAGACGGACATTCTTCCAGCACTGACTTTGAGACTCCCTGGCAGTCCATCGGTGCCCAAGGTGTTAACACCCTAGCATCCAAGCTTTCACTATCACTGATCCCCCCTAACTCCCCATTCTTCCGCCTGCGCGTCGACAACGAAGTGCTAGAGGCCCTGGAATTAATGGACCCGACCTTCCAGTCCAAGATGGATGAGCAGGTTGGCAAGCGGGAACAGTTGGTCCTCGTCGAGTCCGAGACTAGCGCCGTACGGGTAACCGTAGAGGAAGCAGTTAAGCAGCTCGTGATCGGCGGCAATTCCCTGATTTATCTCCCGAAAGGTGGCGGAAGCCGCTTTTACAAGCTGACTGATTACGTGGTGGTCCGTGACCCCATGGGAACAGTCCTTGAGATCGTCACACAAGACAGCTTCGAGCTGGCCTCCCTCCCTGAGGATATCCAGGAAGTGGTCAAAGGCAGCACGGATACCGAGGTGACCCCAGCCACTGGCGGCCTCGACAAACCCTACAAGGTCTACACCCAGGTTCGCCTCAAAGACGACAAGTATCATGTCTCTCAGGAGATCAATGGTATGGTGATCCCCGGTTCCCAGGGTACCTACGACAAGGACAAGTCCCCTTACATCGCTCTGCGCATGGCGAAGGTTGATGGTGAGGACTATGGCCGCTCCTACGTCGAGCAGTACATTGGTGACCTGAAGAGCCTCGAGGACCTCTCACAAGCGATCGTGGAAGGTGCCCAGGCGGCAGCCCGCGTTCTGTTCTTCGTGAATGGCAACGGGCAGACCCAAGAGGTAGATGTCTCCGACGCCAAGAACACCTCGGTGGTAACTGGTGACGCGAGAGACGTGTCCATCCTTCAGCTCAACAAGTTCGGTGACTTCCGGGTCGCCATGGAAACCATCCAGCGCCTAGAGCAGCGCCTGGCATCTGTCTTCCTAATGAGACAGGCAATCCAGCGTAACGCCGAGCGGGTAACCGCCGAAGAGATCCGAGTGATGGTCCGAGAGCTTGAAGAAGGCCTCGGTGGTATCTATTCCATCCTGTCACAGGAACTTCAGCTCCCGCTGGTTAACCGCCTCATGGACCGCATGTCCCGCGCCGGCGACCTTCCGCCCCTCCCAGGAGGATCGATCAAGGTCCAGGTGGTCACGGGTATTGAAGCCCTTGGCCGTGGTACAGATATCGCCAAGCTCCAACAGTTCATCCAGATCCTACAGGGCTCTGCTGGACCCGAGGCGCTCGCGCAGGTCATCCACCTAGACGAGCTCGCTAGACGAGTTGGTACAGGCACCTCCGTGGACACTAAGGGACTCATCAAGTCCCAGGACGAGATCGCCAATGAGCAGCGTCAGGCTCAAATGATGCAGATGGCACAGCAGGTCGTACCAGAAGCAGCAGAGGCTTACGCCGGATCCCTACGAGACAGAGCCGATCCTTCCAAATCAGCACAGCAACCCCAGGGCTAATCAATGACACAAACAGTTAATATCGAAACCACCGCAGGGATCAACACCCCCGGTGCCCTAACTCAAGAACAGCGTGCAGTCGAAGTATCGGCCGCATTGGCCGCAGAAGCCGGATCGGGCCCTAATGCGCCCCCCGGAGCGGGCACAGCTGAAGCCCGCCCTACGTGGCTTCCAGAGAAGTTCAATACAGCTGAGGATATGGCAGCAGCCTATTCGAAGCTAGAAAGCAAGTTGGGTGCGCCCGCCCCTGTGGTGGCCCCTGCTCCTACCGATGACACCCCGGCTCCGGCCGCCGCATCCGACGCCCTGTCGAACGCTGGCCTGGACATGGGTGAGTTTACAGCCGAGTTCACCAAGGACGGTGGATTGGGTGAAGCTAGTTACGAGAAGCTGGCCGGAGTTGGTATCGACAAAGCAACCGTCGACGCCTTCATCTCAGGTCAGCAGGCCATTTCCAACCAGTTCACGTCAGAGGTCCACAGTTCAGTGGGCGGTGCCGAGAACTACACGAGAATGACCCAGTGGGCAGCCGACAACCTGACCTCGGGCGAGGCTGATGCCTTCGACGCAGCAATGGACAGCGGTAATGCTGATCAGATCAAGCTGGCAGTCAGTGGCGTTTCCAGCAAGTTCCAGGCGGCAACCAACGAGCCGAACCTGTTGACTGGTACGTCAGGCGCAGGCTTGGGCGGAGCGTTCTCGAATTGGGACGACGCCTATACGGCTATGGCCGATCCTCGTTACAAAGAATCCCCGGACTACCGAGCCGATATCAAGGCGAAGTTAGGACGGTCCAACCTGTAAGACCCTGGTTATTAGCCAGGGCTTGGGGGCGTGAAGGCCCTATACTCAATAGTAGGAGTGTAGGGCCTCCGTCCATCCCCATCTCCATATAAGAAAACTTGAGAACCGCTGTGCTTTGCGCAAACACCTTATGTGCGGCAGCGAGCTATATCCCATGTCCCATCCACAAGTCCTGACCACCTGCGGGTGACAATCTTGAACGGCTGGTAGTGGAGGCGGGTGAGCTTAACAATCCCTCATCACCTCTTATTATGCGAGAAAACTTCAAATGGCAAATGCTTTTGCAGACCGTATTGGTCAAATCAACAACGCAGGCGACGCTACAGCCCTGTTCCTGAAGGTATACGCGGGCGAAGTCCTGGTATCCTTCCGCCAAACCACAGCTACTCTGAATCGTCACGTTGTGCGTACCATCGTTAGCGGCAAGTCCGCTCAGTTCCCGCTGACTGGCCGTACAGACGCAGTGTACCATACGCCTGGCGCCGAAATCCTCGGTCAGGACATCGCAAACTCAGAGCGTGTCATCTCGATCGATGATCTTCTGCTGAGCAACAGCTTCATCGCGTCGATTGATGACGCCATGAACCACTACGACGTCAGCTCGATCTACGCCCAAGAGGCCGGCGTTGCCCTGGCAAATCAGATGGACAAGCACGTGTTCCAGACGATGTTGCAGGCAGCTGCTGACACGTCCCCCCAGCCGAGCACCGAGGGTGATCGGGTTGGTACCATCATTGAGAATTCCGATCTTCCTGGTACGTCTCCGGACATGTCGGTTAACGCCGATGATCTGATCGCAGCCGCTTTCCAGGGCGCTCAGGCGCTTGACGAGAATAACGTCCCGGAAGAGAACCGTACTCTCTACTTGAAGCCAGCTCACTACTACCTGCTGGCCAACAGCTCGAAAGTTATCAACGGTGACTTCGGTAACGCCGGCAACGGTTCGACGTCCAAAGGTCGCGTGTTCTGGGTCGCTGGTTTAGAGGTCGTTAAGTCCAACAACCTGCCGACCGCGAACGTCACTGGCGGAGCTGGCGGAGGCACAGGCAATCGTCACGCAGTCGATGCCCGTAACACCATTGGTGTCGTTAGCCACATGTCCAGCGTTGGTACCGTCAAATTGATGGACCTGGCAACGGAAATGGAATACGACATTCGCCGTCAGGGCACCCTGATGGTTGCTAAGTATGCCATGGGCCACGGTATCTTGCGTCCGGAATCTGTTGTTCAGTTGCGTACCGTTACACCTTCGTAAGTAACCCTGAACCTCAGTAGCTTTTACGACTAAATTCATAGGGGACTGCCCAAAATCGGGTGGTCCCCTTTTTTTCATTTTTACAAAAGAGTAGTGTGGCAATGGCTAAAACATCCGAATTGGAAGCTGTCAACGAGGTCCTAGAGGCCATCGGGCACGCTCCCATCGCCTCGCTGACAAACATCCCAAACGCGGATAGCCAGTCAGCTCTAAACCGCCTTCGCCAGATCTCGGGAGAGGTCCAGGCAGAGGGATGGTTCTTCAACACCAACTTCGACTACCAACTGCCGGTGGACTCAAACGGCACCGTCCCACTCCCAGAGGCCGCACTTACGGTAGACACCGTGGGTAGGTCCTACAATGACTACGACGTCACCGATCGGGATGGCAAGCTGTATGACCTCCAGAGGAACACATTCCAGTTTCCCTTGACGGCAGTCATCAAAGTGGATATGGTCCTCGAACTTCCGTGGACACACCTTCAGGAGATGGCCAGACGTTACATCGTCGCCAAGACAGCTCGTAGGTACGCAGAGAGCAAGCTCGGAGACCCCAACCGGTCCCAGTTCACTCGCAGCGACGAGGGCATGGCCAGGTCCCATCTGAAGTCCGTCGACAACCGCCAAGCGGATCGCCGGGTCGTCAGGTCCGCACGTAGAATTTACGAGCTGCACAGTAGGTCCACAGGTAATCGGACTGTCTCGGCCCGCTCATAGGAGACTCCATGCCAAACGTTAATGGGACCATCCCAAACATCATCAATGGTATCAGCCAGCAGCCACCTTCTATCAGACTGGCCAGCCAGGGCGAGATCCAGATCAACGCTGTACCCTCCGTGATCGAGGGCCTCAAGAAGCGCCCTCCCACGAAGCACATTTCCGAGATCAGTTCCTCGCCTTTCGGGGATTCCTTCTTTCACACCATCGACAGGGACACCCGAGAGAGATACATCACGATCATCCAGAATGGTACGCTGAGTGTTTATGACATAGAGGGAGTGCGCCGAACGGTCAACTTCCCAAACGGGTCGGACTATCTGGACACCCCGACACCCTCGACATCGATCAAGGCCATTACGGTGGCCGATAACACGTTCATCGTGAACACTGATATCGTGACCGCCGCCACCACCCAGCTTTCGCCTGAAAGAGACCCCGAGGCAATGATCTGGGTTAGAACCGCCGTCGATACCCACCAGGATGACGCGGACGTAACCATCCGGATAAATGGATCAATAGTTGCTGCCATCCAGACCCGTTCGCAGGCACAGGCTCAGCCCAGTACCGATGAGTTCGCCAAGGACATCTACAACCAGCTGATAGACAATCTTGAAGGCCAACCGTGGGAGATTGTGCTTGGGGAGCTGGCACCTGGCACGGAGGCCCGAACCTCTCAGTATGGCAGCCAGATCTACATCCGGAACGTGGAGGACACGGACTTTGATATAACCGTCTCTGATTCCTTCGGTGGCGAGAACGTCCTTGTGTTCAAGGGCCAAGCCCAGATATTCCAGGATCTCCCAAAGACGTTCTTCATAGACGGATTCCACGTCAAGATCGAGGGTGACCCAGGGGTGGGTGATGACGCCTACTACATTCAGTGGGATAATGGTGAGAAGGCTTGGAAAGAGACCCTTGCCTTGGGAGTCAAGTTTGCCCTTGACAGCAGCACACTCCCTCACCAGCTGATCAGTAACGCAGACGGTTCCTTCACATTCATGAACGTGCCATACCTGGATAGGGTTGTTGGTGACGACGACTCGAACCCGCTGCCCAGCTTCATAGGCAAGAAGGTCGCAGACGTGTTCTTCCATAGAAACAGGCTAGGCTTCATTGCCGACGAGAACGTGATATTCAGCCGAGCTGGATTGTTCTTCGATCTATTCCGTCCTACTGTCTCTCAGATCCTAGACGATGACCCCATCGATCTCGGCGTGGCCCATACTAAGGTATCCATCCTTAGCCACGCGGTCCCCTTCAACGAGAGCTTGATCCTGTTCGCCGACCAGACCCAGTTCACCCTGGACACTGGCGGGGACCTCCTTACCTCTACTACAGCCTCTATCACCGTCGCTACGGAGTACGAAAACGACAAGCTAGTCCGCCCGGTGGGTGCTGGCCGAAGCGTATTCTTCACGACTACGAGAGGGCTATTCAGCGCGGTCAAGGAGTACATCGTGGAGAACCAGACGGAGATCCTTGACGCTGTCAACATATCGTCACAGGTTCCTCGGCTGATCCCCCGTAACCTGTTCAAGATGGCAGCAAGCACGAACGAGAGCCTGCTGGTAGCACTGTCCAGGGACGCGGAGAACGAGATCTACCTGTACTCTTGGTTCTGGCAGGGCAGTGAAAAGTTCCAGAGCGCCTGGGGAAAGTGGGTCTTCCCAACGGGAACCAAGATCCTCAACGCTGACTTCATCCAATCCAACCTCTACATCCTGGCCCAGTACCCGGAGGACAACTCTGTCCACCTGGAGGTCATGAACCTGGAGCCCAGCCCAGTCGAGAATGTGGCCGATTCGAACTACATCTTCCATCTGGATCGGCAAGTGCTGAGTGGGGACTTAAATAGCTTCTACAATAGCAGAAGGGACGAAACGATATTCACTCTACCCTACGGCAGCGCCGCAGATATGGAAGTCGTGGTAGGCTTTGGTGGTGAGGAATCACCGGGGCTAGTCCTCGAGAGCACCTCAGGATCATCCCAATCAACCTTGATCACCGTGCCCGGTGGGGATTTCACGGACTACCACCTGGTCCTTGGTCAGAAGTACGCTGCCACCTACCAACTCAGCCCGATCTTCATCCGCTCGGGGCAACCCGGCGCTGAGCGAGCTGTTGTAGGTGGACGGACAATGATAGACACCTTATATCTATCCTATGCCCGATCAGGCTACTTCCGCGTCGAGGTCTTCCCCTATGGCCGAGTCCAGGTCGAAGGGAGCCAAGTGGGCCTGAGTACGTATGAGTTCACGGGTTACCTCGTGAGTGATCCCCGGTATGGGGTAAGCGACCTTCCGCTAGCTGATGGGACTCTGATCGTGTCCGTAGGAGGTAGGAACAACGAAGCACTAATAAAGATCGTCAATGATAGCTTTGCACCCTTCAACCTCCTATCCCTGGAGTGGCAGGGCACCTACGCAGATATAGGATAACCCATGTCAATCGTTACTGAGTCAACCATGGCGGACGTGATCGAAATCGTACCGCTGCTACGCCTAGCAGATGTCGCCGAGATCTCCGCGAACTCCGGTGTGTCCCCGACCGAGGCCCTCACAGTAGGGCTGGAGTTGGGGGCCTACACCGGCCGGTTCGATAACGGAGACATCGGATGCATGCTGGGTGCGCACGAGGTACCCGACTACGGCACATACGTCTGGTTGCTTGGTACCAATGCCATCAGAGCCAACACCCGAGAGTTCCTTAGGGACGCAGCCGACTTCCTCGAATACCTAGAGCCCCCATCCGGGGTACTGTGGACACTATCAGATGCACGGAACACCCTCCACCACCGGTGGCTGGAATGGTCTGGCTTCAGTGAGGTCCACAGGACGATATATGGTGTCGAGGAGAGGGAGTTCATTTATTTCAAGAGAGAGACATATCAATGTGTGACCCCGTAACAATTGCCGCTATCGGACTAGGTGTCTCGACAGCGTCGACCGGGTTGGGTTTCCTAGGTAGCCAGCAGGCTGCCCAGTCCCAAACCGCTGCAAACCAGTCTGCGGCTGACTCGGCCAGGCAATCGGCCATCCTTCAGCACCAGACGATCAACACCCGAGTCGGGCAGGAGCGCGAAGCCGCAAGCATAGCCTCGCAGTCCGCAACCCGCAGCCAGAGAGCTGCCCAGTCCCGCGCCTTTACAGCGGCTGGTGAGGGTGGCGTTACCGGCAACTCGGTCAACACTCTGATCAGTGACATCGGACGGTCGTTCGGTAGAGATCGGACCATCATCGGCCGGGATCTCAGAAACACTGAGAACCAGCTAGGCCTACAGGCCCGAGGTGTAACCGCCGGTGCCCAGAGCCGAATCAACCAGCTGCCCCGCCCGAACTATCCGAGCGTGTTTGGTACTGGCCTTCAGCTGATCGGTGGAGGAGCGAGCGCCTACAACAACTACCGCCGCAACTCAAGCAACCCAAGCTAACAACGGAGATACAATGGCTGAGACCCTGAGTGGCCTAAGACGCCAACGCACGGCACGTAGTGGTGGACGCCCACCCGCTGCCCGTCAGCAAGTGAACGTAGACCCTAACCCCTCAGCTACCCTGAGGCCCCGCGCGACTCCTGTAGACACCTTCGTGGCCCCGCCACGCCCCTTCAACCAGCAAGAGACCGAGGCATTCAAGATCGCCCGGGGACTCGACGTGGGCGGAGGGGCGCTTGGTGAGCTGTTCCAGACGATCAACGCGGACCGCACCAGAGAGGCCCAGATCAAAGCCGAGACCGAGCTGAACTCCATGAGTCCAGACCAGGTCCACGCTCTGGTAGCCAACGGTGAGATCAATGAGTTCGAAGATCCCTACCGACGTCGTGCCATGCAGACCCTGGTGGGTCGGCGGGTGGGCTTCGAGAGAGTTCGGAGACTGGTGTCAGAGTACGGCAACATTGCTGACCCGTCCGCGGTCAACATCGATCAGTTCCTATCTGAAGGTTTCAGTCAGGATGCCGATCTCTCAGAAGACACGGACTTCCTCAGTGGCTATAACGGTGCCACTCGGGAGATAACCGATCGTCTGCGGGTAGGCCACGACGAAGCCTTGAACGAGCAGGCCTCAGAGGTAGCACAGAGCGAAGTGTACATGTCCTGGCGCAGCGAGATGGAAGCCGGCATCGCAGAGGGAGCCAGCCCCGCAACCATAGTGGCAGGCATCATCAACGGCCGTGACGGTGTCTCGAGCCTCCTAGGCGTATCCCGCCCGCAGCAGAACGAGATCATAATGGGCCTCGTGGAGAACTTTGCTGCTGAGGGTGAGACAGAGCTTGTAGACCTACTGCTGGATAGCCATCTAGGACCAGACGCTGGACCACTCGGTGGAATCACCCAGTACCGTAACCGTGCGGCAGGAGCCCGCGTTACCGCATTGAATGTAAGCAACGTTGACCAAGCCAATCTCAACTCCGATAACCAAGCACGATGGGGCCTTGAGGCAGAATCCGGGCAACTGGAGACGGCAGAGGTCGATGCGGCTTTTGACGGTGGCGATGGGTGGCTGAGTGAGCCTGCCCGCCGAAGCCTTCAGGTCCGCAACCAGAGAGCCGTTGTCGCACAGGAGCGTGAGATACGGGTCGGTCTAGTACGAGCTGATGCCCGTGGTGGGCTGGAGCAGTCTGTCATGTCGGATGCTAACGCAGGTCGCCTTGGCAGGATTCCACTGGACGAGACCGAGGTCACCATCTTTGCGGGTACGCCCGACGAGGAGAGAATTAGCTGGCCGAGCGAGAGAGCCCGCGACATCTTCGTGATCGAGCAGGCTACAATGGACGCCGAACGCCGGTGGCCCGATAGCCAGGCCCAGCAGGAAGCCTACATAGTTAGGATGCACGCTGACAACGGTATCACCAATCAGACGTGGGCTGGTACCCTGAACACCGCGTACTCAGCGATCCCCGAGGATGCCGGTGGAGAAACCAATGAGACCCTCAAGGAAGCCTTCGATCTCTACAACAACCTCTTCGCCATAGCCCCCAACTACGTGGGCCAGCTGACAGCGAACAGCGAGGTCGGGCGGTTCTACGAGCTCCACAGGACTCTCAGCAACTCAGGCCTAACTCCAGACCAGGCCATGAATGACACCATCCGCGCCTCCTTCACGGCACGGGCGGGTCTCAGTGTTCCAGCGGGAGCGATCAACGAGCAGATCAACGACCAGCTCTCGGAAGCTACCAACGCCGGGCAGGTCCTGTCTGACGTGGGTCCCCTGGCCCGTGGCCTATTCGCCAGTGGCCGGTACACGGTCGAGGAGGCTGTAACAGCCGCCGTGACGTCGTACGAGCAACGCACCATGCTTCTGAACGGAGCCTACATCCAGACAAACGACGCAACCCTGCCAGAGAACTTCGGTATGGTAGCAACGGCTTACCTGGACAACATCGCCCGGCAAGAGGGCATGGATACCGAGGATGTCTATCTGACCCGTGAGGGTGTTGACGGCAACCGGTGGTTCGTGTACGCTCGCAATGGCGGCCCCATAGGTGACGATCAGATCGGTGGTGTCCACTTCATCGCTGACATGGAATCAAATTGGGACGCTTACGAGACTGCCCAGCGAGATGAGATCCTCGCTTACATCAACGACAGGTCATCTCGGTATAGTGCTGAGTGGACTACGGACATCGGACACGGTTCGGGACTTGGACCTACCCTAGGTGTCGAGCCTTATAACCCTGCGGACTTTAGAGTCCAATAAAGGATTAACTAAGTGACAGAGATTAACCTCACAGACTCCGCGCTGAGCGCACTGTCTTCCATAGCCTGGAACGAGGCCGGCAACGATGCTGGTACTCCAGGCCGTATGGCAGTCGTCAACACGGTGTTAAACAGAGTAGCCGCTGGATCCCAGGCGGGATTCGCCGACAATGTTCTGGGCGTGATAGAGCAGCCTGGACAGTTTGAGCCCGTAATGCGTGCCGGCTCGGTGTCCGCGCTTCCTAATGCGCCCCCCTACGTGCGCGACGAGATCTTAGCGCTGCTGGGTGACTACCAGGACTACTCTGGTGGGGCCACTTTCTTCCTCAACCCAACGATCACCAACGAGCGGGGCACCAACTTCGGGACGGGCAACATCCCTACCCGGGTGCTCGGCAACCATAACTTCTACAATCAGTACAGGGACAACGACCCGGTAACCTTCGAATCGTTCACCGCGACATACACCGGTGGCCAGTTCCCTACCGCCGAAGTCCCCACCCTCAACCCAGTCCCAGAGGCCCTTGAGGCCATTGAGCCTGCTCTAGAGGACGCTGTTGTGGCGGCTCCTGGGCAGGTGGACTGGATCGCTAACACCCGGGCCCCGGCCCCCATACCCTTCAGTACTCTCCGTGAGAGCCAAGGGGATGGCCCTGGAATCCAGGAGGTAGCCGGTGCCGCAATCGCACAGAACTGGCTCCTGGTCCAGGCCTTCGAAGAGGGTGGTGCCCCCGCACCGGACCCCACTTGGGTGCCCGATCCCGACCTCATGGAGGAGATGCTATCCGAGGTCCCCGAGCACCTACGGGACAACTTCCGAGCCGCAGAGTCCGCAGCCCAGGCTGAGTTCATCTTGGCCCGTACCCTCGAGTCCGTGGAGCAGGAGCGTATCCTGGCCTCGGCTGGTGGGTGGGGCACGGCGGCATCTGTCGCTGCTGGCTTCATTGACCCAGTGAACTTCATCCCAGTCGGTGGCGCCTTGTCGATAGCTCGGCAGGGCAACCGTGCACGTAGGGCCCTCATGGCCGGCGGTTCCGCCTCGGCCTTCAACGCGGCCTACGAAAGCGCCCTGGTAGCCCTGAAGCCCACCGGTGATAACCTAGACATTGCTTACGCCGCCGCTGGTGGAGCAGTGCTCGGTGGCCTGATCGGTGGCCTGTCTCGTGGTGCTGAGTGGCGTGGTGCCGGTCGCTCCATGATGGGTGACGTCGATCGCGCGAGAGCGGGAGGCGATGTACCCGGCCAGACGGTCGGTGCCGCAGTGTCCCCAGTGAGGCCCAATGATCCCCTAAGCCGCGATGCTGATGATCTACTGGAGCAGACCTCGACCGCCCCCGTTACGGCGCTGGGTGGCCTAAGGTTCTCTGCCATGGGTCGCCTCATGTCCAGTAGGAACTCCGCTGTCCGTGCCCTGTCGAGCCAGTTGGCAGAGGACGCGGTTGGCAATGCCGATCGTACCCGGGCCACCTCGGTTGGCGCCACGGAAGTCCAGCAGCAGGTGTTCAACCGATCGGTGACTAACTTCCGACGGTCGTATGAGCCTGCCCTGGAGTCGTGGATGGGCAACCAGGGGGCCAGTCGCTGGAGCCTACGTCAACGCAGTACCCTCCGAAACACGTTCGGTGGTATGGTGGCTGATGCAGTCCGGTCGGCTGACCCTACGGCCCGGTGGGATCCGGAAGTGAACCAGGTAGTCGAGACGTTCCGACGCCTGACCAATGACTTCCGCGAGCTCGCTCAGAACCCCGGCCTCCTGAATGGACGTACCATGCGGGCGGTCAAGGGCTTCGAGAACGTCGAGGCTAACCCAAACTACATCCCCCGGTACATCGACGCATCTCGTGTGAACGAGTTCGTGGATACCTACGGCACCGCAGGGATGCGCCGCATGATTGGTGGCAGCCTCAGGGAGAACCTGACGGATGCTAGTGAGGAGATGATCGATAGGATCGCCAAGGGCTACGTTGATCGGATCACCCGGTTGGCCTACGGCGAGGACGCAGCGTTCTCCCGTACCCTGGAAGGGGACCCAGATGCCCTCAAGGAGTTCCTAGGGGACATACTGGATGCCGATGGTGTCGACTACGTGGTCAACGCCCTAGCGGCCCGCAAAGCCCGATCCCCGAGTGACAGCGGAGCCCATGCCCGTGGCAAGCGCCGCCTGTGGCTGGACGAGAACTACGAGATCGCTGTAGCCAGTCGGAAGACCGGCAACCTCGAGAACGTCCGTATCTCCAGCCTACTGAACAACAACATCGAAGACGTTGTGAATCGGTACAGCCGGGAGATGTCTGGCCTAGTGGCACGTGGTCAAATCCGTGTCGAGGGAAAGCCCGGCCGGCCAGATGTGATCAATGGTATCACTAGCCAGGCCGAATGGGAGGAAGCCGTCAACAAGATCCGTGCCTCGTGGGCGCAGCTTGGTGGTCGGGGTGATACGGTAGGCGAGGCGAAAGCTTCTGTCGACCGCCTCAACTGGCTCCATGATCAGATCCTAGGTCGTGCGGATCCCGGAGAGACTGGTAAGGGTGCCGAGGTTATGCGGTTCCTACGTAAGTTCCAGTTCCTTCGGGTAGCAGGTCAGCTAGGTTTCGCTCAGATCCCAGAGTTTGGGAACATCCTGAGCCAGACCGGGTGGCGAGCAGCTGTAACCAGCATGCCCTCACTACGGGCTCTACGGAGAAACATCAAGACAGGCAGGGTCGGTGACGAGCTGATCGATGAGCTGGAGGCCGTCTCGGGCCTGGGTGCGGAGCGACTAACCGCTCAGATGTACACCCGCATGACGGAGTGGGGATCCCCCGCTACCATCGGTGGTCAATCACCGCGTGCACGGACAGTCGATAACCTGATGGACAAGGGGCAAGCCCTCATGTCAGATATCTCAGGCATGGCTCCAGTGAACACCTTGATGAACCGGTGGGCCATGCGAGCCATCGTTCACCGTTACGCCGACCTCTCTACGTCGACGAAGGGTATCCCTAAGTCAGTGGGCAATCGCTTGCGGGCCATGGGCCTGAGTGACGCCGATCTGAAGGGAATCCTGTCGGAGTTCCGCATCCACAGTACCCGCCTAGAGGGCCCATCGGGTCGGAGGGTCGGCAGGCTCAACCTCGACAAGTGGACTGATATGGAGGCCAGGACAGCATTCGACAAGGCGCTGTTCCGGGAAGGGCGGAGGATCGTGCAGCAGAATGACCCCGGTCAGATGATGCTGTGGATGTCAAAGCCCGTCGCCCGGGTGCTCACTCAGTTCAGGACCTTCATGGTTGGAGCGTGGGAGAAGCAATTCCTCTACAACATCCACATGAAGGACTTCGCGACCTTCTCGACATTCACTATGTCCACCGTTCTGGCGGGCTTGACGTGGATGGTCCAGTCACACATAAGGGCAGTAGCCATGCCTGAGGACAAACGTGAGGAGTACCTGGAGCGCAACCTGTCCTACGAGAGCATTGGACTCGCAGCGTTCCAGCGATCAGGGTTCGCTACCCTAATACCAGTTGGCGCTGACTTCGCCGCTGGGCTAGTCGGTCAAGATCCGATCTTCGACTTCCGGTCAACAGGGCTTGGTACAGGTCTGCTGGGTAACCCCACGCTTGACTTCATAGACAAGGCCTCGTACGCTACAGGAAGGATAATTGGTCCGTTGACCAGTACCAGTGACGATTTTGATCAGGAAGATGCTGCGGCGATACGTTCCCTAGCTCCCTTCCAGAACTTTCTACCGTTTCAATACCTCTACAGCCAGATGATGTCCGGTTTACCGGAAGATGACGGCTAGATCACCATAACCGGCCGTACAGAGCCGCTAGAGTTCCAGGTAGAATCATACCAGGGCACCCTAGGAACGCTCTGTACGGCCACCCAGGCGCGACATATTATTGCGTGTCTGGGTTTTTGCATGTGAGAGGGACTATATTGGCTACAAACTATATTCCAGGCGCATATATCGGCAATGGCACCCAGACAGACTACCCTATACCGTTTCCATACCTCGACACGGATCACGTCGATTGCACCGTGGACTCGGTCACCACTGACTTCACATTCGCTGGCACTAGCATTGCTGTTATCGACCCCGCACCCGCCGACGCTACGGCAATATTAATTAGGCGGGTAACACCTCTAACACTAATCACCATATTCACGAATGGGTCCGTATTTACCCAGACCAACTTGAATAGCATAGCCCTGCAGGCGATCTACGCCTCCCAGGAAGAAGCATACGTGTCCTCTACCTTCACCGAAGATAGTGCTACGAGTGCAGAAGAAGCCGCAGCCAGCGCCCTAGCGGCACAGGTGGCCAAGGTTGAGTGGAGGGGCACATGGGACATCGCCACTTCCTACGAGATCCACGACGCCGTAGAGTACCTAGGTACAGCCTACATCGCTACGGGCGCTAACACGGGTGACGCCCCGGATGGTCTCGTCAACTGGGACCTCTTTGCAGAGGGCGGAGTGGGATCTCTATGGTTCCAGGGGTCTGTGGATCCCACCAGTGTCCTAGGTGCCTCAGGGGACTTCTACCTCCAGAAGGGCGTAGGGGCTGTTGGTGGTATCGGTGATGTCTGGGGGCGTGATGCGTCCGAGTGGACATTGGCGGGACTGAACCTGCGTGGCCCCACGGGTTCCGGTACGGGCGACATGCTCGCTGCCAACAACCTGAGTGACCTAACGTCGGTATCCGTAGCCCGAGCGAACCTAGGTGTTGCTACGGGGTCCGACGTACAGCCTTTCGACGCCAACCTGAGTGCGCTAGCTGGTATTAACCTGGCAGCAGACTTTATCCCCTACTCTAATGGACCTGAATCCCTTGTCGTGACGCCTTTCACGGCTGCTGCACGGGATCTCGTGGGTGATGCTACTGTTGCAGACATGCGGACTACCCTAGGTGTTGAGATCGGTACCGATGTACAGGGTTACAGCCCCACCCTTAATGAGTTCGCGGGCCTAACCATACTGACGAACAACATCCCCTACTCTGATTCCCCGGGTTCCCTTGCCATGACACCCTTCACACCCGCCGCACGGCTTCTCGTGGACGACATTACATACGAGGACATGCGGGCTACCCTAGGTGTTGGGATTGGTACTGACGTGCAGGCTTTCGATGGCAACCTTAATGAGTTGGCCGATCTGTCCATGGTGGCCGATACGGTTCTCTACTCTGATGCCACGGATTCCCTCGCCCTGACATCCTTCACAGCCACGGCGCGGGAGCTATTGGACGACGATACCGTCGCGGACATGCAAGCCACCCTAGGCGTTGCTGTGGGGTCTGAGGTGCAAGCCTTCGACATCAACCTAAGCTCGCTGGCAGCCCTATCCCTCGTGGCCGATCAGGTCATCTACTCAGATGGCGTGGACTCCCTAGCACTGACAACCTTCACGGCTGTCGGACGGGACCTCATGGACGACGATACAGTCGTGGACCAGCGAGTCACCCTGGGCCTAGGATCTGCCGCTACATCCGCTCTAACGATCAGCGCCTCCTCACCCAGCGGTGGGGATGATGGTGACCTATGGGCACAGGTGGCCTCCTAATGGCATTTTATGTGAGAGATGGAGGGGTCTGGAAGGATCCGACCGGTTGGTCCGTGAAAGATGCTGGTGTCTGGAAAGAAGCCACCCAGATGTATGCAAGAGACGGGGGTGTTTGGAAGCCCTTGTTATCTTCTGCCCCGACGGCCAACATCGCACGGCCAGGCGTAACCATCCATGGTGAACTAGGTGAGTACATGACCAACATCATGCCCATCACTGGGGCAGCAACCGATCTCACAAGGTACACGGTATCTGTGTGGGTAGAGCGGAATTCCAATAATATGCTCGGTGGCAATGGACAAGACATAATTATTGGCAACGGGTTCACACTAGGTTTCTGGATTCCGACGGGTACAACTAGAGTCGACTTCCGTACCGCTAACAATCCCGCGGAAGTACATCTCGAGACCAATCACACGACCGGATCCCCGGGCATCTGGAATGAAGATAATGGGCCCCACCATGTGCTGTTCACATTTGACTCTACTCAGCGCATAATAAGCCAACGCGCCCGCATGTGGCTCGATGGCATCGAGATTACGGCATGGCTTGTGGATTCGCGGAGTCAAATCCCAATGGACTCAGAGACCGTCCTATTCGATGATAATGAGGAGCTTTTTCTGTCAACCTCAAACACCAATGCCAGCGAAGTGTTAAGGGCCATACTCGCTGATGTCTATGTCATAGACGGCACATCCATCACAGACCCATCCGAGTTCGCCTATGACCTAGGGGCTGGTCTCAGGCCTGTCGCATACGGCGGAGCCCTAGGCAACCGTGGCTGGCATCTAGACTTTGCCTTAGTAAATGACCTTGGAAACGACGCTGGACCCAATATGCTAGACTTCGTAACCCCAGGCATTGACTCAACCAACTACGTAACACCCTACCTATAAGGAAACTAATATGGCAGCAAGCTACATCAAGATCTACGACGATGGGACGAGGTCTCCGTCTCGTCACCCAGGCCTTAGGACTACCCCCGTTGAGGGGATTTCCAGGGAACTGGACGCCGACGAGTTGGCCGATCACGGATACTACATGGTGATCGATGCCCAACCGCCGAGCTACAACCCCGAGACAGAGCGTCTCAAATTGATGCCGATCCCTTACTGGAATATTGTAGGGAAGCGCATCGTTCAGACGTACAAGGTCGTCCCGCGGCCCCTGTCGACTCCCCAGTACGTAGCTAAGAGCGTCATCGTTCGGCGCCTAGATTCTGTTGGGAAGCTCGAAGCGGCCAAGGGTGCCCTAGAGACCCTCACCCTTCTCCAGAGGACGATGTGGGAAGCGCACCCTAGCCTCTGGTCAGAAGACCCCGAAACCCTGGCTTTCCTGCGGGCGATCGGCGCAGACCCTGCGGTTATCCTAGCCCCAGGTGAGGCCCGATAAAGGGAGCAATACCTTGTCAGCCGTTGTAGATCTAGAAGTGCAACGATCCCTAGGGAGGATCGAAGCCAAGGTCGAGGCAGTCGTAAAGCGTCTCATGAAGGCAGAAGACTGTCGACGTGAGCACGGGCTACGACTGTCCGGCCTCGAACACAAATTCTGGTGGGCAACCGGCGCTCTAGTCGTCCTATCATCCGCAGGACACGAGATCGTCAACTCCTACTTCATCTAACAACCATAACCCCCAAAGGACACCTATCTAATGACTATCCAACAAACCGCCTGGATCAAATGGGCGATGGCCCGTGGGCGCGAGAAGACTACCTGGGCAGGCATCCTGTCGCTGGTAGCCGGCGTTCTAGGCATCACGTTCGACGTCTCTCCTGAGCAGATCGCAGGATTCGTCGGAGCTATTGTAGCAGTCATCTACACGATTGCCCCTGAAGTTGCTCCGCCTGCCAATGGTCCGGTAGCAGATCCCTGGACCGATGCCCCGGTCATGCGGGTCGTTGTCGATCCGGCACCCGCCGCTTAATGGGACTAGCATCCAACACCCTGCTCGAACAGCTACACAAGGCTGTCGGGCAGGGCCTTGCCCAGGAGATCGCTAAATACACCCAGGCTGACGGAGAATACCACGGTACTCCGCTGCCACCGGCCCTCATCGGCCAGGCGATCAAGTTCCTAAAGGACAATGGCATTGAAGCCCTCCCCACTGCCGACAACGGCATGGAAGATCTAGTCAACGAGATCCCGCAGTTCGATCATCTTGATGATGACAACGACGAAGAGTATGGCTAACACATAACATGACCACCACGAGCCCCAAGAAGGCGCCATCCAAGCGGGCAAGCCCCGCGTCTCCACGCAAGTCTAGGGCCAAAGCCCCAGCAGTAGCACCAAAGACCCCTAAGAAGGCTGTGGTAGCAGTGGAGACACCCCGGGTAGGTATACCCCCGAAACTCCCCGTAACCCCCGTGACACCCCCTGTGAGCCTCCTGGCCACTACGACTCATGTGAGCCCCAGGAAGCCCCGCACGACCACCGTCGCGGTAGAATTGAAGGAGGATTTCCGCAAGTTCCTATTCGTGGTCTGGAAGCACCTAGGGCTCCCCGATCCAACCCCAACCCAGTACGACATCGCGCACTACATGCAGCACGGCCCCCGCCGAAAGATGATCATGGCGTTCCGTGGAGTCGGCAAGAGCTGGATCTACGCAGCGTTCGTGTGCTGGCGACTGTACCAAGACCCTGACTACAAGATCATGGTGGTATCCGCCTCCAAGATCCTAGCCGACAACCTCTCGACCTTCGTCAAGCGCCTGGTCGCCGAGATGCCGGCCCTGTCCCACCTGCGCCCCAGAGATGGCCAGCGCGACAGTAACATCATGTTCGACGTGGGGCCCGCAAAGGCCTCCAAGGATCCCTCGGTGAAGTCCGTGGGCATCACAGGGCAGATCACCGGCTCCCGCGCGGACGAGATCCTGGCCGATGACATCGAATCCCTGAACAACTCAGCCACCCAGGTGCAGCGTGAGAAGCTCGGAGAGAGCATCAAGGAGTTCGACGCGGTCATCAAGCCCGGTGGGATCATCTCCTACCTAGGTACACCCCAGTCCGAGAGCACGATCTACGAGCTCCTTCCGGACCGTGGGTACACCATCCGGGTCTGGCCCGCGCGTATCCCCTCCGACCCCTCCAAGTACAAGGGTCGCCTGGCCCCATACGTGTCCAAGCTGAAGGGACCCCCCGGAACCCCCGTGGACCCCGTGCGATTCTCCACCACGGACCTCTCAGAGCGCGAGCTGTCCTACGGTAGGGCGGGCGCCAGCCTCCAGTTCATGCTGGATACGACGATGGCCGATGCCGATCGGTTCCCCCTCAAGCTCTCCGACCTCATGGTGTTGGACCTAGACCGCGAGAGGGTCCCCGTGAAGTACGCCTGGAGCAACGGAGAGGAGCATGTCCTAGAGGATCTGCCCAGTCCTGGCCTCCAGGGCGATCGGTTCTACAAGCCCATGTGGGTCGCATCGGACGTGTCGGAGTATTCCTCCACACTGATGTTCGTGGATCCCTCTGGGCGCGGCAAGGACGAGACCGCCTACGCCATCATCAAATGGCTGCACGGGTACCTGTACCTAGTGGCCAGCGGTGGCTTCGACGACGGCTACAGCGAAGATACGCTGCGAGCCCTAGTGAAAGTCGCGGAGACCCATGGAGCTAAGAAGTGCCTGATCGAGAACAACTTCGGTGACGGCATGTTCACACAGCTCATGTCCCCCATGGCAGCCAACCTCGGGTACCCCATGGAGTTCGAGGAGGTCAGAGCGAGCACTCAGAAGGAGGCCCGCATCATCGACACCCTCGAGCCCCTGATGTCCTCCCACAGGCTCATCGTGGATCGCAAGGTTATCGCCATGGATACCCGCAGCAGCAGCAAGGAGACCAACCTGGACAGCGCCAAGTACGGCCTGTTCTATCAGATGGCCCGCATCACGAACGAACGTGGTAGCCTCGGGCAGGACGATAGGCTGGATGCCCTCGCCGGCGCCGTCGCCTGGTACCAGCAGTGGATGACCGCCAACATCGACAAGTCCATCGCGGGTGACAAGAACAAGGCTCTCATGGAAGAGCTCAATAAGTTCACCCGGACGGCCAAGGGTCGGGGCAACAAGCTATCCATGAATGCCTACAAGCCCAAGCCCACGCGGGGTCGGCGCGGTAGGTAGACATGTGGTTTCCTAGGGGCCGGTTCCTAAATGTAAGGATCTGGTTCCTAGGATGTCGCGGCTTCGCGGCCGCTGGGCACGGGCTCACCGAGCTCCCTTGAGCTCACACGAGTCCTATGGGGTCACATGAGCCCCTATGTCCTCTAAGGCTCTCACAGGGCCCCTACAGAGCCGTTAGATTCTCCGGTACGATTTAACCTGGAGAGTCCTACCGTTCTGTGGGGGCCCCTAGGAGCGGGTTTAAATAGGCATACTGGCTTCTGTCAGGATCGCATGTGGCTCAAGGGAGTCCTGTG